GCTCGTCTTCGCCTGCGGCGTCAAGCACGCCAAGCTGCTGTGCGATGAACTTCGCAACCTCGGCATCCGCGCCGAGTGCGCCTTTGGCGAGACCAAGGATGCCGAGCGCAGCCGCATCATCAATGCGTTCAAGGCGCGTGAGATCAAGGCGCTGGTCACGGTCGGCATCCTGACGACCGGGTTCAATGCGCGGCACGTCGATCTGCTGGCCGTGGTACGGCCGACAAAATCCACTGGCTTGTGGATACAGATGGTCGGCCGCGGCTTGCGGCTGTCGCCCGAAACCGACAAAATATCATGTCAAATTTTAGATTTCGGCGGGAACCTGGCGCGGCATGGCCCGATCGACAATCCGATTGTGCGCACGCCGGGCCGGCGGCAGGAAGACGAGGAACGCGAGGCGCCGACGAAACTATGTCCGGCGTGCGGCGCGGAAAATCCGATCGGCGCGCGCTGGTGCGCGGCGTGCCTGACGACATTCGAGATCGCCGAGCGCAAGATCGAGACCAAGGCGTCGCGGCTGAGCGTGCTGACCGATCACGCGCCGCAGTGGGTCGCGGTCGAAAGCGTCGGCTACCATCGGCACCAGAAGCAGGATAAGCCGGACAGCCTATGCGTGACCTACCAAAGCGGCCTGTCGCAATATCGCACCTGGGTCTGCCTGTGCCATTCGGGATATCCGCGCCAGCAGGCGGAACGCTGGTGGCGGCGCATGGCGCCCGATATGCCGGTGCCGAGCTCAATCACCGAGGCGCTGGCGATGCGTGCGCATATCCAGAACCCGCGCGAGATCGCGGTGCGCCGCGTCGATAAATACTTTGAGGTTGTTGGCGAGAAACTCTAATGTTTGATGAATTGCCAATCTTTCTATCTGCCGAAGACGAATGTGCCGCCGCGTGGCGCGCGGCAATTGAATTTCACGAGCGCGCCGGCACTTTGGCGGAACGCAAACTCGAATTGGCAATGTACGGCATCAATAAATCTCTTGCCGAATTGCGCGAAGAAAACTTCTCCATGGCGCGCAAACGTCTTGCCCAAATCGTCGAAGCGATTGAGAAAATGACATGACCGCAACAACCCTCACGACATGGCAGATCGCCGCGATCGAGGCGGCGTCCGCGCCGGCCGGCGCATATCTGGACAGCATCGGCAAGACCGACCTCGCGACGTTTACGGAAGGCGAGTGGTATCGCTTTCTGGAAGAAGTCTGCGTCGCCTATCACGAGGAACACGAAAAACAGAAGGCGAGCGGCGAGCCGCCGTACTAGGGAAAACAAAAATGATCTTGCCCGCGCAGACCATTCGTCGTCTTGAATTATTGTCGCCATGTCTGCCTCGCACGCGCTTCAATGGCGTGACGCATGGTTTGGGTCCGGCGGGATATGATCTGCGTGTTGCTGGAGACGTATATCTTTATTCCGGTTGTTCGCGTCTCGTCGATGCGATCGAGACATTCAATATGCCGAATGACGTAATGGGCATCATCTACACGAAAAGCACATGGGCGCGTCTTCATGTCGAGGCGGCAAATACGGTGATCGAGCCGGGTTGGCGCGGTATATTGCGGCTTGAATTAAATCAGCATTTCGGCGAGCCGGTAACAATTCTGGCTGGCACAGGCGCGGCGCAGGTAGTCTTCTATCGCTTGGAGGAAGCTACCGAACAACCATACGAAGGCAAATATCAGGATCAGCGACCGGCGCAAAACGCCATCTTCGAGGAATACAACAAATGAATATCGAGATACGCAAACGTCAATTACATAGAATGCATATTATGCAAAGCGGAGAATTTATACATCCGGTCGATTATACGATCTTTGTTATTGTTCAAAATGGCAAACGGATAGATGCCTTTCTCAAAAAGCGTAATGATCAGCGTGTGGTGCGAAGAATGAAGAAAGAGGCTTCGGTCTAGGGAGTTTTCATGGTGGAGGCAAACGGCGGCGGGCCGCAATCGTCGTCCTACATGGCCGCGCTCGGTTCGCGCCTCGTCGACCTTGGATACAATATTCTGCCGATCCGGCCCGGCACCAAGTATCCCGGCAACTTCACCCAAGGCGAGTGGCGCCCCTATTCCGGCTGGCAGAAGCACGGCATCCGCCCCACAACCCTGATCGAGGCGGCGAGCTGGTCGCGCTGGCCGGATTGCGCGATCGGCATCGCCACCGGCAACGTCGTCGCCATCGACATCGACATCGTCGAGGATGCGGCCATCGCGCTCGCCGTCGAGGCGTTGGCGCGTGAGATGCTCGGCGACAGTCCGTGCCTGCGCATCGGCATGGCTCCCAAGCGCCTGCTTGTCTATCGCGCCACAACAGCATTCGGCGGCATCAAGGAATACTACCCGATCGAGATCCTCGCGCGCGGTCAGCAATTTGTCGCCTACGCGCTGCACCCCGAGACCGGCCGCCCCTACGAGTGGCCGAACGAGGGTCTGGCCGACACGCATATCGGCGAACTTCCGGCCATTACCGAGGACCAGGCGCGCGCCTTCGGCGAGGCGGCTTACGCGCTCGTCCCGACCTCGCTGAGACGCACAAGGCTCGTCGCCAACGGCGAGGGCGAGAAGCGCGAACGCATCGTCACCGGGCGCCTGCGCGGCACCGCGGAGGCTATCCGCTCGGCCCTGGAGTTCCTGCCCAACGATGATGCCATCTGGGATGATTGGGTCCGCATCGGCCTCGCCGTCAAGGGTGCCATCGGCGATGCCGGGTGCGATATCTTCTGCCGCTGGTCGGCCAAATCCAAAAAGGACGAGCCGGCCTATACGCTGAAGACCTGGCGCGGCTTCGGCGCGATCCACTCGGCCGGCGCGGGGACCATCTACTACCTCGCCGAAAACGCCGGCTGGGTATGTCCTGCTGAACTGACGATGGACGGCGAAGCAATAATGCTGGAGCCGGGGAATCATCCAGCACAGCTTCTACTGGATCAGGCGCGCCCTGTCTCCCCCGGCTCCGATGTCCCGAGCGTCATCGCGCCGGGCGAGGAAAACATATTTGTTCCCGATGCTTTTCGCAAGCAGCTTCCGCAGGGTTTCATCAGCGAATTTGTCGAACACACGTTGGCTTCCGCCATTCATCCGCAACCGATCTTCGCGGTCGGTGCCGCCCTCGCCGCGGTCGGCGTGCTTGCCGGACGGCGCTACAGGAGCATGACTAATGTGCGAACCAACCTCTACATCTGCGCCATCGGCGAAAGCGGAGCCGGCAAAGACCACGCGCGCGGCGTTATCACGACCCTTTTTCTACAGGCTGGTCTTTCGCGTTTTATCGGCGGCAACAAGCTGGTATCCGGCTCGGGATTGTTGACCGCTCTCTATCGATCGCCCTCGTCGTTGTTCCAGATCGACGAGTTCGGGCGCTTCTTGAAACACGTCACCAATCCGCGCATGAGTTCCAAATTCGTTGCGGAGATATGGGACAATCTGACCGAGCTTTCGACATCCGCCCATCGCCCATTCGCAGGAGGGGAATATGCCAACCAGCAGGACAATCCGCGAAAAGATATCATGCAACCCTGCTGCGTCATGCACGCGACCACAGTGCCAAAGCATTTCTGGGATGCCTTGCGCGGAGGATCAGCCGATGACGGCAGTTTGGCTCGATGGTTATTGTTTCCTACGGACGATCCGGTTCCTGAGCGTAACCGGGCGCCGCGTGACATTACTGCGATTGGAGATGATCTTTTAGATTTCTCCAACTCGATAGTGCGCGGGGCCGCCGCGTGGCAACCGCCGGCCTTGGGAGAGGGACCGAGTGTCGATCCGTGCCCTCATATGGTTCTTTATACCAATTCGGCAAACGATCGGATCGAGGAACTCGCCGATGATGTTTTCGCCAAGCGGCGCGAGGCGATCGGCAACGGGCACGGCGCGATCTTGGCGCGCTGGCACGAGAACATTATCCGCGTTGCCCTCACCTGCGCAATCTCGCGCGAACCCGCCAATCCCGAAATCAATATCGCCGATGTCGAGTGGGCCGAAACCATCGTCAATTTCTGCATCAAAGCGATGACCGAGGGCGTGGACAAGCATGTCAGCGAGAACGACAAAGAGACGGAACTGAAGAAAGTTCTGAGCATTATCGCCGGAAGCGGGAAATCCGGTATCACGCAGAACGACATCACGCGCAGGACGCAATCTCTCGATGGACGGCGGCGAATGGAAATCCTGCGTGATCTTATGGAGGGCGATCAAATCAGGCTCGACGAACAGAAAACCAATGGACGCACGCTGCGTATTTATCGTCCATGCTGAAAGTTCTCGATCTTTTCAGCGGGATCGGCGGCTTCTCGCTGGGATTGGAAAGAACGGGAGGTTTCAAAACAATTGCGTTCTGCGAGATTGAGCCATTCTGCCGTCGCGTGCTGGCAAAGCATTGGCCTGAGGTAAAACAATATGAAGACATCACGAAACTCGCAAATACCAAACTCCAGGCAGACGTAATTGTTCCCGATGTCCTGTGCGGAGGATTTCCCTGCCAGGTTTGCGGCAGAAGCGGTCTGCGCTTGCCGGCCAGATCGTTGATCTGCGCCGCCAGCTAGACAAGCTCCAGGCCGATCTGTTTCACGTCGATATGGTCTTGAAGCTCTACGGCGAGGAACCGTCAGACATACCGACCAAGGGTCGGATGCCAGTGCGCTCCGCATTCTTCGGGCGCAACGAGATTACTCGACGCTGCTATGACCTGTTGCGGGAGTTGGGCACGATCCGTGCCGACGACGTGACCGTGCGAGCGATGCGGGAGAAGGGTCTAGACCCGGAAGCGGATCGCAAGCAGCGAACCGACTTCACGCGCCGCATTCTCGTATCGCTGCACGATCTGCGGAAGGCTGGCACCGTCGAGAAGATCGGGAACGGTCGCGGCGTGCGCTGGAAGCTGGTTTTGCAAGCGGAGTCGTGACGATCCCGTGTTAGAATCGTTTGCCAATGCGAAGCTAGGGAGCGTTGCGATGAAGGAGTTTCCGGCCGAAGTTGTCCAAGATCGAGACGATCCTCACGCGTGGCGGGTTGAGAAGATCAACAGTGACGGCGATGGCGGCGTAGACGTGGCGATCTTTGCTGGCCCAGATGCGCGGGAACGCGCTACGGAATACGCCGCTTGGAAATACGAATGATCGCTTGTCGGATAACGTCGTACTGACTCACTAGACGGTACTCCCTCGTTCAGCGGAGCATCCCTGATGCTCGCTGTTAGGAAAGACCGTCCTTGACTTCTAAGCAGATGACTCCAATGTTGGAGTGTACCAAGTGCTAGCCCGCGACGGTCTCAATCCAGTGCGGGTACCACGATACGGCCGGGGTTGCGCACCACACGCACCCCGGCTTTTTCGTGTTACAAATGCCACCCGAGGGCGCGCCGGGCGGCCGATTCCCCTTCGTAGGGATTTGCGCCATAATACCGCACATATGCGACGCAGAGTGTTCGTTGTGGCCTACTCCAACGGCATCTATGGATCGCAGGGGTTTTGGCGTACCGCGACACGATCGCACTGGTCGATACAAACAAACGACAGTTTTGCGCGTGCAAGGTCTTATTGGCGAACACGGTTGGAGAATCCATCCGAACTTTACGGAGGCGCTAATGGGCTTTCCAATGGACTGGACCGAAATCGAGCCATCGGCAACGCCATCGTCCCGCAGATCGCGACGCTGATCGGCAACGCCATCCTCGCCGCAGAAGCGACACTTTCGTCAAAATGACCTTGACGAAAGTTTTGACGAAAGATTGCCATTAAGTTATTGATTTATATATATACCTATACCTTTCATCACTTTCATCATTCATCATATATAGTAAAGATGGAATGTTCTATATACGTTCTCGTTTGGGGGTGTTCCCGATTTCAGAGGGTATATAGATGACGAAATGACGTAAGTGACGAAAGGTAAATTATCCTTTTATATCAACGACATCTTTCGTCAAGATCGCCCTATGCGTGTTTTGACGAAACTGCGAAAAGGGTCAAGGTTGTGTTGATTTGCGCGTGATGCCATGCTATGTGAAAAAACATGGAGCCGGACCTGCCCTGCCATTGCGCCGCATGCGCGCATCGCTTTCTCGAAAGCGAGGGCACGCAGTGCGCCCGCAACAAATTCGTCTGCTGCCCGCGCTGCGGTACGCCGGTCATGTTTTGCGCGCCGCCGCACAACACCACGCCAACCCGGCCAATCTGGCTCAAAACCCTGCCGCCGCAATACGCCGAGTTGTTCTGATGCCCTGCGTCTGCATCACCTGCCGTTCACGTTTCCGCGCCAACGAAGTCGTGAACTGCCCCGATTGCGGCGATCTCCGTTGCCCGCGTTGCGGGATGCACGGCGGCATGTATACGATCGAAGCGCGCCCGTACAATGTGCCGCCATACCTCGCCGCATCGGTGCGCGCGAGCGTTTGGGGAAGGGCGAATTGAATGCCCGGCGGCCGCCCCTCGAAATACAAAATTGAATATGCCGAGCAGGCTTACAACTATTGTTTGCTCGGTGCGACGGACGATCAGATTGCGGAGTTTTTTCAAACCACGCGCCAGTCGGTCGACGCGTGGAGGAAACGACATCCCGAGTTTCTTGACGCCTTCACGCGCGGGCGCGCAGATGCCGATGCACAAATGGCGCGTAGCTTGTGGCACCGCGGACGCGGATATTCGCATAACGCGGTGAAAATCTTTTGCCAGGATGGTGTCGTTACGGAAGTTCCATACATCGAGCATTATCCGCCCGACACGGCGGCGGCGTCGCTTTGGCTGCGTAATCGCCAGCCGAAATTGTGGCGTGACAAGCAGGAAGTCGCGCATACAATAAACGATGCTTCAACCCGAGAACTCACAGACGATGACCTCGATCGACTTATCGCCGCAGCGCGTGCTGGAATTGGCGATCGAGAAAAAGCGGAGGATGCAATGCCGGAGCCGGCTTCTTCCGTGGTGCATTGAGGCGCTCTCCGCGCGCTACCTCACGCCGGCCATTCATCATCGCCTGCTGATCGATGCGCTGGAAAAATGCTTTACGCGGGTTTATCCGCGGCTGATGATCTTCATGCCGCCCGGCTCGGCTAAATCGACCTATACCAGCGTCCTGAGCCCGCCGCATCTTTTTGCCAGGTTTCCGGGTTGCCAAATCATCGGCGCCTCGCACACGGCCGATCTTGCGGAGGATTTCAGTGGCAAAATCCACGGCATCATTCGGGAAAACGAGCACACGCTAGGCTATGGACTTCGAACGGAAAATCGTGGCCGATGGTACACCACTAACGGCGGTAGCTATCTCGCCGCTGGGGTCGGCGGCGCGATTCCTGGTTTTAGAGCAGATTTCGGGATCATTGATGATCCGATCAAAGGACGGCAGGCGGCTGATAGCGAGGCTGACCGAAAGCGGGTCCGGGATTGGTATCTTGGAGATTTCGAGCGTCGATTGACGCCGGGTGCGCCCGTGGTTTTGATGCATACGAGGTGGCACGAATCGGACCTTGCCGGTGGCCTTTTGGAGGATGAGCCCGATCGCTGGCATGTTCTGAGCCTGCCGGCGCAGGCGGAAATCGGCGATGCATTAAACAGATCACCCGGCGAGTGGCTTTGGAGCGACGATGATTACGGCTACGGGCAAAGCCTCGCCGACATCAAGGCATCGCTGGAGGCCGCAGGCGCGACTCGCGAATGGGCTTCGCAATACCAGCAGCGACCGCGCCCGGCCGAGGGCGCGCTGTTCAAGATCGGCCAGATCGAAATCCTGCAAGCCTGCCCGCAGCTCGTCAGCAAGGCGCGGGGCTGGGATTTGGCTGCGACCAAGAACATCGGCACCCGCGATCCCGATTTTACTGCGGGCATCGGCATGGGTCGCACGCCGGAGGGCAAATATGTGATATGGGATGTGCGGCGCGAGCGCGGTGGCCCGGATGAGGTCAAGGCGCTCATCCGCAACACGGCGATACTGGACGGGCACGACGTGAGGATCGGCTTTCCGCAAGACCCTGGCCAGGCCGGCAAGGCGCAGGTGCTGGACTACGCGCGCCTGCTGCCCGGCTATGTGCTCGACAGCTTGCCCGTCACCGGCGACAAGGCGACACGCGCCGCGCCCTTTGCCAGCCAGGTCAACGTCGGCAATGTCGGTATCGTGCGCGCCGACTGGAACCGCCCGTTCCTCGACGAGCTGGCCGCGTTCCCGAGCGGCTCGCACGACGATCAGGTCGACGGCGCGTCGGAAGGGTTTCGGTTGGTCGGGCTCGGCACGCGGCCGGTCATCATTCCGCCGTCGCAGTTGACCGCGTTGCGCGCCCGCAACGCGTTGCGGATGCGGGGAATGGGG